TTATGTCAGGTGCAAATCCTGACCACATGCATACATATCAATAAGCATAAGGATATGCTTTCTCGAATCTAATAATCGTGCCGTGGCTGTGGATGTGTCAGCGCACGGTTGAAGCCAGTTATCAAGGAATACTTGATAGCTGGCTTTTGTTTTGGAGTAAATATCATGGGTAATCCAAGTTATAGAAGTGTCGAGGCTCAAATTATCGGGGCAATCGACAAAGCTGATAAGCGTAAGCAGCAACCAAAGAAAGTAGTAAAGAAGGATAAGTCACCAAAACCAATTCGCACTCAGGTAGTTCACTATTAGTGCCGCTCGGTAGCGGTGTGAGAGGTGGTGAGAGAGTGGCCGACAAATGGGTAGATGCGGAGCAAGACTACCTGGCTGGTATGAAGTACAAGGATATTGCAGCCAAGTATGATGTTGCGCTAAGCACAGTTAAGAGCTGGAAACAGCGTTACGGTTGGTCGCGAAATAAGGATGCGCCATCTAAAAAAAGTACGCGTACAAAATCAAAAAGTACGCGTACAAAAAATATTGTTGAAGAAGCGATTGATGAAGTTGATGGCAGTGGATTAACCGATAAGCAGAAGGCTTTTGTCATTGAATATGTGAGAACGTTTAACGCAACTCAGTCGTATATGAATGTTTATGAAGTTGATTACAAGACAGCAAGCGCTGCAGGACCTAGATTGTTAGGAAATGTTAGGGTGAAACACGAAATCGAACGAGTGCGCAAAGCGAGGCTTCAGGAGATGGGTGCCGACAAAAACGACGTACTTGCCGACTTAATGAAACAAGCATTCTCAGATGTTGGTAGCTACCTTGATTTTGGTGGATATGATGAGTTTGCTATTGATTATCAAGGTGAGCCTTTGGTTGATGTAGATGGTAATCCGGTCATTCATCACCGTTCATGGGTGCAGTTGAAAGACAAATCACTGGTTGACACAAGCTTGATCAAGAAAGTTTCAATTGGTCGAGATGGTGTTGTACTCGATTTGTACGACAAGCAGAAAGCACAAGAGCGTCTGTTAGCTGAGATAAACAAATCACAGCAAGTTGAGCTAGAAAGTGCCCGTGCACGCCGTGTAATCGCTGACGCAATCATTGCAGAAGCTAAGGCGGCAGCAATTCAAACGACTGGTGCTGAACAAGAGCGTCAAGATGAACAAATTGATCGCTTGCTTGCTGGTATCAACATAATCGCACAAGAAGAACTGAGAAAGGCGGATGAAGGCAATGGCTGATACGGTTAAGAACCCAATGTTTCTGACTAAGAAGCAAATTCAAACAATCGGCTTTCTTGCCAGGGACGATTGGAACATGATGATTAATCATGGCGGTGTCCGTGCTGGTAAGACCTTCATTGATAATCTTATGTTCTTGTATGAGATTGAGCGTGTTCGTAAGTTGGCTAATGCGCAAGGTATTAGTACGCCGATGTACATCATGTCAGGTGCAACTGCCAAGACGATTGAAAACAATATCATCCAACCACTGGGTGAAGTGTTTGGCATCTATCCAACTGCTGATAAGTACAACAACCTATATATCCGGGGCGTGAAGATTGTTCTTGCATATCATGGGTCAATCAGTGGTTTGCAGTCTATTCGTGGTATGACGGCCTATGGCGCTTATATCAACGAGGCTTCATTGGCTAACCCGGAAGTGTTTTCCGAAATTCTTAAGCGTATTTCTGCTATTGATACGGCCCGCGTCTTGGTAGATACCAACCCGGATATTCCGTCGCATTGGTTGAAGACTGATTATATTGATAAGGCTATTAATTCGGATAGCTTGCGATATACGCCAGTTGAAAAGAAGCGCAGCCACATCATTCAGAATCAGTTCATTTTGGACGATAACACGTCACTGAGTAAGAAGTCCCGCGAAAATATCAAGGCACTTACACCTAGCGGCATGTTGTACGATCGTGCAATTTATGGGCGCTGGGTTTCTGGTGAAGGTGCCGTGTATGCAGACTTTGACGAAGAGAAGCACTTTATCAATAAAGAAGACCTACCAGAAATGGACCGCTATATTGCTGGTGTTGACTGGGGATATGAACACACTGGTGTTATTCAAGTGTGGGGTGTTAAGGGTGAAGATTATTACCTAATCGAAGAGCGTGCAAAGCGACACGCTGAAATTGATCACTGGGTTGAAGTTGCTAAGGATGTCGTTGACCGATACGGTGATATTCCATTTTGGGCTGATTCCGCACGACCTGAACACGTTGCGCGTTTTTCTAACGAAGATATTGATGTTCGCAATGCTGATAAGCGCATCCTTAAGGGTATTGAAGACGTAGCCAAGCTAATCAAGGCAGATAAGCTTCATGTTGTACGTGAGGATGCGCCTGAGTTCGAAACGGAAATTTTCGCCTATGTGTGGGATGAGAAGAAAGGCGTGCCAGTTAAGGATAACGACCACGCAATGGATACAATGCGATACGTCATTCACAATGACAAGTCGACAGACAACCAAATCGTCTTAATGGAGGGTATTTTCTAATGGCGTTTAGATTCAATAGCGACAGATTATCGTCTGATGATAATAATGTCTTCTACTTCGACCAGGGCGTCGGGGATGAAATGCTGGCTCCTGATGAATTGAGCCAACTATTAAGCAAGCACAACCGTGCAATGCATAACTGGTTCAACAAGCTTATGAAGTATTACTTGGGTAAGCATTCAATCTTAGAGAAGATGTCTAAAGCACCCGGTAAGCCTGATAATCGCTTGATTGTTAATTTCGCCAAGGAATTGGTTGATACAGAAGTCGGATACTTTGCTGGTACACCGGTTAAGTTCGATTACGACGACAACGGCAAGCCCAACGATGAGCTTGATCAAGCAATCAACAAGTTTGTTGATATTAATGATTTGACCGACATTGTTGCTGAATTGGCAAAGCAAGTTGATATCTTCGGCCGTTCGTACGTTCTTGTTTACCAAAATGAGGAGAAAGAGACGCGTGTCGCACCAGTTGACCCGCGTAACGGCTTTATTGTGTATGACAGCTCAATTGAGAAGCGTCCAGTGTTTGGTATCTACTACACACAAAAGCAACGTAACGGTGAGTTATCAGGCACGTTGTACACCAAGACGGATGCGTATTCATTCACTGGTACGCCCGGTGCTGAAATGACCATTTCGGAAGAAGTAATGGATAACCAATTTATGAATGTGCCAATGGTTGAGTTCTACGCGTCAACGGAGCGTCAGGGACTGTTTGAGCAAGTTATGAGCTTGATTGATGCGGTTGAAGTTGCCTTGAGCAATAAGGGGAATGACATTGATTATTTCTCAAACACCATCATGAAGGTGATTAACGCCAAGCTTAAGCCTGACATCATTAAAGACATGATTGATAAGCGTGTTATTAACGTTGCTTCGGTAGATACTGAACGTGATGTGACAATTGATTTTATGAACAAGCCAGACGCCGACGGCATCCAAGAAAACTTTTTGGACCGCGTTATCGACATGATTTACAACAAGTCAAACGTCGCCAACTTCAATGATGATGTGTTTGGTAATGCGTCAGGCACTTCACTTGAATTTAAGCTGCAGTCAATGAGTACGGCAGCAAACATGAAGGAGCGCAAGTTCAAAATGTCGTTGCGCCAAATGTGGCGCTTGGCATTCACCATTGGAGCAACGCTACCGCTTGATACCGGTGATAAGAATTATGCAAACAACGTCAAAATGACGTTCAAGCGAACTGTGCCACACAACGTGCAAGACGAAGCCAACACAGCCAAGGTAATGCTTGACGCTGGTGTTGACCGTAAGACCGCGTTGTCAGAGATTTCAACGATTGAAGACCCTGATGCAGTTATCAAGGCCAAGGAACAAGAGCAAAAGGACGCTGCTAAGAGCATGATGGGCTCACTCAGTGATGAGACGGATGCCGATTTTGATAAGCAAGAGGCTAAGTAATGCAACTATCACAGGAAAAGCAACACATGCTTGCCACAATGAAGCATGACTACGACATCAACGTGAAGCTTGATAAGAAAGCTGATCAACATACTGACAAGATGAGCGCGGAATTGAGCGCTTTTTTTGTTTCTCACAGTGCTGATGACCACATTGATAGCGGAATACTAACCAAGGCGCCAAATGCTGCTGATATTAACCGTTTGAAGAAGTTGGCAGAACAATTACCCAGAACATCTGAAATCAACGCCAAGAAGCGCAAAATGGCGTTTCTTACTATGGGGGTTTCAGACATGGAAATGTATGTTCAGTCATTGCTGGGTTTACTGATGTTGCCGTTCGCAATTGATTCATACAAGTTATTTGACTCAACGCTTAACGATGAGTTCAAAGACGAGTATCAGCGACAAGCAAAGGACACGGGCATTAAGTCCACGTTACCTGATAGTAAAGTTCAGGAATTGTCCCACGCTTCTTTCAACAAGAAAACGCCCCCACAAGCCTATTGGACGTCGTTTGACAAGGCCCTTGCTAGTTTATCGATTGAGATTAGCAAAGCTATCCAGCAAGGCGTGAGCGCTAAGCAATGGGCGATTATCACTGGAGGAATGTAGTATGGCTGACAATGATTACGAAAACTACAGTGATGATGATTACTTGGCTGAGTTGAAAGACTATGTTGACGCGGCTAAGAAAGAGAAAGAGCAAGACGAAGCAGAGCGACGTAAGCAACTAGCCGAAATGGTTGGTGGTTATATGGGCTTGTGGTGGTATTTACGCTCATTCAGTGCTTCTGCTGCCCGTAATATCCGAACGTATGCAGCAATTGCTGACCGTGAAGCTAAGGTAGCTGCTTGGAAGTCTGCAGATGACCGCGAAAGAGAGTTATCGCAATATCGTGATTTGCCGGGGAGCAAGGACCAGCAAGTGATGATTATCAACGAATTTGGCGCGTGCCAATATTGCTTGCCGTACGTTGGTAAGACGTATTCGCTTGGGGATGCGCAAGAGTTGGTTCCTTTCCATCCTAACTGCCGTTGCACATTGGTTCGTGTGGAAGATGATTCTAAACCAGACCTTTCTTTTTTTGGTGGCATACTGGCTGGAACTCAAATCGGCAATGATGATAATTCTGATGATGATTATGAAAACATTGATCAAGAGCCAGAAGAACCAATAGAAATTAAATCGTTGAAAGATGTCCCTGAAGAGTGGTTTGCGCTTCGAGGAATTAAGGCAGTTGACGGTACAATCATTAAGCAAGTTAATTTCCATGCTATTCAACGGGCCTATGAGCGTGATATTACAGTAGAAGATTTCAAAAAGACACTAGTGTCAGACAGCACCTTAATCACGGAAGCGCCCGGTGATGATGTGTTTTGGTATAATGGTGACAACGACGTGCTTCTGGTTGTAAATAAAAAAGAAGGGAAAATTATTACGGTGTATCATGTTGACGAAGTCGAATAAAATAGTTCAGTTTGAACTGCCTAACAATGATGTAGATTTCATTAAAAATAGTGCTTCTGAGTATTTGCTAAAAGCCACTAAAATTGAACGCGGTAATGATGTTACCCGGTTTGAATTTAGGGCTAATGATTATTTAGAACTAAAGAAGTTTTTGTCTATTGCTGGGTACAAGCAAGCTGACGGTAGTTGGGATTACGATAACCCTGATTGGGATATTGTTAATCGATATGAAGATTTGATTGATGATTTGTACAATCAAGTCATGAAGAATAAATAATTGTTAATAAGCGCTTAGCTAGAAATGGCTAGGCGCTTTTATTGTGCCCAAAACGTGCTGATTGGCCCTAAAAGCTGCAAGGAAATGATAGTCGACGGACTGTAAACGGAGGTATGTAACATGGCTGATGAACCTATTGGCGCACAAGGCGCTAACGGAAACGAAAACAGCAACGGCGGTCAAGAGGGCGGTGTGCAATTCACATCAGAACAACAAGCGCACATTGATGCATTGCTAGCTGAAAGAGTATCGCGCGCTAACAAGACAAATGAAGCAAAGTTCGCTAAGGACCTTGCTGATGCTCGTGCTAAGTGGGAAGCAGACCAAGAGGAAGCCGCAAAGGTAGCCAAAATGTCTGACGACCAACGCAAGGAGCACGAAGCTCAAAAGGCAAGTGAAGAATTGTTAGCAGCTCAAAAGCGCGCTGATGATTTGCAAGCCCAACTTAATCACACAAACATGGTGTCTGAAGCAAGTAAGATGCTTGCTGATAAGGGCATGGTTGCTGATGAGGATACTTTGGCGTTCGTTGTACGTGATACGGCTGATGAAACGACTGCGGCAGTGGCAGCATTCGCCAAGTTGGTGGATGAAAAGGTTGAAGCAAAGCGCCAAGAGTCATTGCGTGGTACTACGCCACGCAATCCAGGCGCTTCTACTTCAATTGGTAAGTCTCGTGGACAATTGGCAGCTGAGCGCGCTAATAGCACATCATCAAACCATGTTGCTGACAGCTTCTTTGGCATTAAATAATTAGGAGGATGTACGAATGAAGTACACGACGACAAAGGTTGATCAACTAAATTGGTTGGCCTCATCACGTTTCCAAGCATTCACTGAAGCGGCTGACGCTGAATATGAGTCAGGAGCCGTATTCATGAAGAATGGTGCAGTTGCCGGGTTGGTAGTTAATCATGTTGTTGGTTCGACTGATGACCCAATGCCCGCATCCGTAATGGTTGAGGGATATGTTTTGCCTGACCGTCTACCAGTAGCGTTGACTGACGCTCAAAAGACGGCGTTGAAGGCAATCGGTATTAAGTTCCGCGGTGAAGCTCCAGCACCATCTACTGCGGGTGGTTCAGGAACCACTACTAACTAAGAAGGAGAAATAAAAAATGGCAACAGATATTTTGGATTTGTTTCCACACCAAGATGTGTTGGACTATACCAAGACCGTTGAAACACCAAACCTATTGGGAGCTGCATTGTTCCCAGCACGCAAGGTGCAATCAAACGACATCAAGGTGTTGACGTCAGGTACTAACGTGCCAGTTATCGCTCACGTGCACGCTTTCGATACGGAAGCTGAAATTGGCGACCGTACTGCACAAGTATCAGAGACTAAACCATTCTTCATCAAGAAGAAGATGATTCTTAAGGAAGATGATTTGGTTAAGTTGCGTACGCCACGTACGCCGGAAGAGCAAAGCTACATCATGAACACTGTTTATGACGACTTGGGAAATGTTGTGCGTTCAATTGATGCCGCAACTGAATTGATGCGTATGCAAGCGTTGATGACCGGTGTAATTACTGTAAAGGACCAAAATGGTGGTGCATACAAGGTTGATTACGGTATTGATAAGGCACAAAAGGGAACGGCAGATTTCGCAGACGATAGTAAGGATCCAATCGAGCAAATTTTGGAATGGTCTCAATCAGTTTCAGTTACCCCAACCCGCGCAATCATGTCCCAAAAGGCATTGTACGCATTGCGAAAGAACAAGAATGTTGTTGCTAACATTTTCGGCTCAAACAACGGTCGTACGGTTATGCAATCTGATTTGGATGAGTTTATGCAAGCTAACGGTTTGCCTGTTTTGCGCGCCTACACTGGTAAGTACGCTGACGTTGACAAAAAGGGTAATCAAACGGTGACGAACTACATTGCTGACAACCAATTCGCTATGTTTGCGGACAATGCTGTCGGTGAAACGGTTTACGGTTTGACACCTGAAGAAGCTCGTGCAGTTGCATCGGGTGATGTTGAATCATCACAAATCGGTAACATGTTTGCTGACCGCTACGAAGAGACGCACGACCCTATCCGTTCTGTCATCAAGGTTTCAACAATGGTTGTTCCTACGTTGGCACAAGCAGGTAACATCTTCCAAGCAACTGTTTTGTAAGGGGGTGACTTAAATGGATATTGTTACTGATAAGAATACTGTTACCGAAATTAAGTCTTGGCTTGATTCACACGGTATTGACTATCCATCAAATGCACAAAAGGCCGACTTGTTGAAGTTGGTTCCTGGTGAGTCACAAGATGATATTGATCAAGCTGAGAGTGAAGCGACGATTGTCGGACAAAGTGAGGCTACATCTTCTGTAGCTGATTCAGCTTCATCCGCTTCAGATTCGTCATCAATGGCTTCATCAAGTGCAGCGGTTGATGTGCAACCTGCTCAACCAGATTCATCATCATCAGCTGTTCAACCAGAAGCGCCGGTAGAGAGTGCGCCAGTTGACCCGCAACCGGTCACGCCAGAAGTACCAGTTACGCCGACTGAACCGGAGGTACCAGCTGCTTCAGAAGACTGGGCAAGTATCTTCATGCCTAAGCTAGTAGAGACTGCGCCGGTTCCTGAAACACGCCCAGAGAACACATACACGGTACAAGACGGCGACACGCTGGCATCTATTGCTAATAGCTTTCACATGAGCGTTGGCAACTTGAAGCGACTCAACGGTCTTATGTCTAACGTGTTGTTTATTGGACGAGTATTGAAGATTAAGTAGGTGCTGATATGGCAGACGTAGCAAAAGTAGTTACAAGAATTAAGATGTTAGCGCCACAATTAGCGTCTGTTCCAGCTAACACGCTAGAGGTATTGGCAGAGGATGCGATTACGGTCGCAACGCAGGACGGATTCAAGGACCCAAAGCTAGAAATGGCTGCCGGTTACTTGGGCGCTCACTATGCAAGCGTTGTGAACAATCAGAACAGCAACGTTAAGAAGCAAACCTTGTCTGTAATGTCTATCGAATACAAGGATACCGGCGGAATGAGTGATTATTTGCGTCAGTATCAAGATTTGTTGGACAGTTTGCAAGGTGGAGCTAATGTTGCTGTATTCATCTAGGTGATCATCATGGAAATAACATTTGACACGTCTGTTGAATCTAATTTCGATTTAGATGAAATGATTGCTCTATTAGAAGCCGTTGACGGGCGAGAAGCTGAAGCGGGTATATTTGGTGGCTTCGCTGCTAAAAAAGCAATGTGGAATGAATACGGGACAAGTCGGGGTATTCCAGCCCGCCCATTCCTACGTAATACTCAATATGAGAATGAACGTAAGTGGGCGAATGATGTCGGTGGTGATGTTCTGAAGGTATTTACTGGAAATCTCTCAACAACCGCCTTGATGTCACAACTCGGCAGTAAAATGGCTGATGATATTCAAAAGACTATTCGTGCCGGTAATTTCGCACCGCTTGCGCCAGCTACGGTGTCACGTAAGGGTTCTAGTCAGCCGTTGATTGA